GATTGGACTCGTAAAGATAAGTTTGAAAATCTGCCTTTGTTAGGAATTTCAGCAATGGATGATTTAAGAATACAATCAAATCCAATCAAAGTTTTTTCGGGATCTATATTCGGTCAAATACCATATATGTCAGTTATAACTATTGATAATATTACAGGGTTATTTATGCCAATAGAATATGATTATGATTATAAAACTAATAAATCACAAGTTAAGTTATTAGAATTTTATAATACTGACATTGCAGATATTCAATATACAGTCAGTCCTGATTATGGGAATAATACAGTTAAGCCAACTATTAAAGGATAGTTTTTCTTATTGGTAAACCGTTCTCATCTTCTTTAACCGTAAACACCACTTTGCATCGGCAGTTAATTACATTTCCTGCCTTTGCACTTGGATCACCTGGATACATTATTTCTTCACCACTTGTAAAGAATGGCTGATTAAGACCAACTTTAACTCCGTTCATATCTAAATGGTCATAAACTGATTTAGGCGGTCTCCTGGTCCTATTATCTTGTACGCTTATCCAAGTTTTTTCTAATACAAAATCGGAGTTTTGTGCAGCTACAACAGTAGCGAAATTAGTTGCGGTTGTAGTTTCAGTTCGTGCTATTCGTAAAGCTTGGTTTTTATACCAGCCGAATTTATTTTGCAAATTTCTTGTTATATCGGCAACTGAAATATTATCTTCATATCCTTTAGCAATAACAGCAACGATTGAATCAATTAACGTTTGATGTACGGAAACAATACGCAAACCCATATTTGAGTTAAGCCAGTTGGCTATAATTGTTTCAAAGTCTAATTCAACAATTTTAATGCTTCTTTTAATACGTTTGTATTGTGGATTGCCTAAAGTAGTATAAATCTCTTTATACATATCCTTTATTTGCTTTTGGGTAACGTTTGAATTGATTAAAGCTTCATAAGTTAATTTAGACATATTGTTAAAAGGAATAGCATTAACTATTTTAATAACATTTCTTCTAACTATTCGATAGGCTTGAACTTCTTGTCTAAATCGTAGTTTGTCCATCCATTAACGTGTTAAGTGTTGGATCGTTTAAGTTGACTATTCCGGTAGGGATATAAACTTCGTTCATCATCTCATCGTCAATTTCTTCATAGTTGAAAACTTCCCTTCTTTCGTTTAATGTTAAAGGAACAGAGTTAACCCATTTAGACATTGTTTCCATATCCGTTTGCATTTCCGGTAGTTCTGAAATATCCCATTCAATATTGGCATCTTCATAACCTTTAAACTTTTGTATAAATTCAAGGTTAAGGTATTCAGCTAACAAATCTAAATCGGGTTTAATATTATCAGTCACTACTCGTTTACGTGCTTCGTTCATGGTATCAACACCAAATCCGCTTCCGTTCTTTTCTTCGTTTAACAAATCAACATTCCAGTTAAGGCAGTTCGCTAAAGTACGTCTGTCATAACTTAAATAGTCAAAAGGTTTAAGTTCATCGGTTGTAAGTGAAATACGTGTAAATCCTAATTTTGCACTTGCTCCGGCAATGTTTGAAAGTCTTGTACTATCATTATCCATTTCAACAAGTCTCTCTTTTAAAGATTGGCCTTGCTCTGCTGTTAATGGTGTTGCTCCATCACCAGCGTGAATAAAGCCATAAACTCCGCTGTTAAGCATTGTTTTAGAATTGTTATCTATTCCATTATTAGAACTATTTATATTTCTAATAGCGGCCATTAATTCGCTATAACCATAAAGATGTGTCCCACTTTGATTATAAAAAGGATTTGAACGTTTAATGTGGATTATATCAGCAGCTTCAAACCTTATTAATTGATTGCCCTGTTGCATAATATAATAGTCAATCGGGTTTTCAATACTCATTAAAGCCGCATTTGGTTTTAAGACTATTTGCATCCAATGGGAAGGAAGTATATAAAGTTGCAATGGGTTTCCTGCGTTTGCTCCTTCCGAAATTGTTTGCTTATATAAATAAACATTACCGCAAACTTTTAAATATACTTTATAAAGGAAAATAATATCGTTCCATGTTTGGTTAACATTAGGCCGTTCTAATGGCATTGGCAACTCGGTATCAGTTTCGTATGCTTTGCGTTTAAGTTTGTTAATTGCTAACTTTTGTTGAAACGTTGGATTGTTAGGATATTTTTTTAACTTTTTATAAGCTTCTTTATCGTCTATTTTTTTTACGTAATAAGGAACTGATGTTGTTTTCGATGCTTGTTGATTTACTATTGCATTAACATCAGGGTTTTCTCCATAACCTTTTGTTATTAAAGTTTCTAAAGTAGTATTATAGGTAGAAGTAAGGCCTCCAACTAATTTATAAATGCTTTCGTTAAATAGGTTTTTATTTGCCCCGGTTAATACATTCCAAGCTAAAGCTATTCTATTTTTTACCATTGGTATTGTTTATATGTACAAATGTAATAAAATTTATTTAGAATGATTATAAACAAAGAATATTTTTTAGTACATTTGTAGTAATTAAAACTAATTTTAATGGATTTCTACAACGGAAACGATAGGATTTTGTATATTAAACAACAAGGAAACTGGTTACCGATTGGTTGTTTAACAAGTAATTCGCTTTCTGAAAATGCCGAAATGCTATCTACAACTACAAGAGATAACAATGGATGGAATACATCAAGACCTATGATGCAAGGGTATAGTATATCCTTTGAAGGTATACAAGTCAATTCAGCTGTAGCGGGTGGAACTTTTACGGTTGCATCTTATGATAAACTAAAATTATTAAAACGTTCAAAAATATTATTGGATTGGAAGATACAAGGCGCAACATTCCCAACAGTTGACTATGGCAAATGCTATATAACAGAAATTTCAGAAGCTTCGGCAGTTGATGACTTTTTAACTTTTAGCGGTTCAATGGTTGGTTATGGAATACCACAAACAAGAGGATTAGGAGAATTTGTATTAAATGATGGTGATCCGGATGTAATAATAACAACAGACACAACGGCAACTTTAATTATTAAAACAACAGAATAATGGCAATAAATCCATCAGAAATAACCACAATTCGTGTTGGTGAGTTACCAATAGGAACAATAGATTTAACTTCTAAAATGGGAGTTGAAAATGGAACTAATTTACAACAAGTAACCGGTCAAGATTTAGTTGATTTTGTAAATATAAACGCTACTGCTTTTCAATTTGAGATAAAAGATTTATGGGTTTCACAATCTTATATTGATGACAATTTTGATGAAACAGGATTAGGGGTTGATTTATGTGAGGGATATGCTATTTGTAATGGTCAAAATGGCACTCCAAATTTAGATGGTTTAGTAAGTATTGGCTATGGAAATAATTATAATGTTATTAAAGCTATTGGAGGCTCAAAAAATGCAGTTGTAGTTGAACACACTCACAACGTTCCAATATTAGGGGGTGGTGCTGGAGATACTTTTGCAACTTTAAACGATGGAACGGGAACGGGCAGAACTTATGTAACTGAAAGCACAGGTGTAAGTGGTATAAATAAAAACATGCAACCTTACATGGTATTGTTAAAAATAATGAAATTATAAAAATATGGCAATAAATCCCGAATTAATTACAACGATAAGAGTTGATCAACTACCTGATGAAGCTTTAAGTTTAACAAATTTATTTCCTCATACCGTAGGAACTGATTTAAAATCCGCTACTATACAAGAGTTAGTTGATTTAGTTGCTACTGCTATTGGTGTAAGTGGTGGAGTTGGTTTTTTACCGATATCAGTTACCGATGGACAACAGTTGCCGGATGTTCCAGAATCACCAGGCTTTTTTTTATGTGGTGCGGGTACTTATTTAAATATTAACGGCTATCCTGATGTTATTTGTACGGATGAACTAAATGCTGTTATGAGTTTAACAGACCATTGGCAGTTAGCTGTTGGAATACCAATAGTTGCAGAGGTTGGAGTTCAAAGTGTAACAGGTAGTGCAGTTGATAATACTGATCCTTTAAATCCGGTAATTAACTCAACAGGAGGTGGTGGAACTCCAACGCTTCAAGAAGTATTAGACAACAACCACGATTTAGTAGATGGTAATAACTTTCAAGGTACTAATGCAGGAGATGATAATACAGGAATTAATGTAAATGCTTTTGGTATTTCGGCAGCAGAAAATAACATAGGTAATTTTGTAAATGCTTTAGGTAATGGTGCAGCAAATAACAATGAAGGCATTAACGTAAATGCTTTAGGCATTACTGCTGCATTTATTAATACAGGAAATAATGTAAATGCTTTAGGTTATGAAGCTGGATTTACTAATACTGGAGATAATGTAAATAGTTTAGGTAAAAATGCTGCTCAATCTAATACTGGAAATTCTGTAAATGCTTTAGGACAAGAAACTGCAGTTGAAAATATTGGAAATGATGTTAATGCTTTAGGTTTTAGAGCTGGAGTTAACAACGCTTTTAATAACGTAAATTTATTTGGAGAAACAGCACAAGCAGATGAAAACGGACAAACTGTATTATCAAAAGATGGTCCTATTATGGCTCGATTATCAACTACTGACTTAACAGACACAAGAAAATATAATTTTCCTGATGCCGATGGCACAATAGCCTTACTTTCTGATATTCCAAGTGGAGGAGTTACTTCGGTAGGTTTAACTATGCCTTCCGCTTTCACTGTAACAAATAGTCCTATAACGTCAAGTGGTGATATAGCTGTAACAGGAGCAGGTTTAGTTTCACAATATGTTAGAGGTGATGGAACACTTGCTAATTTTCCAGCTTCTACTGGTGGAGGTGCTTCTGTATCATTTTATCTTAATGGTTCAGTTTCACAAGGAACAATAGGCGGTGTTGCATTTAGAGAAATGGACAGAACACCAATATTAGGTGCTGGTACTGATTTTACAATAAATGCAGATGGATATATTCAATCATTTATTACAGATGCAAATGTTCCTAATCAATTAGAGATACCAGCGGGAAATTGGAATTTTGAAACTTATTTTAGTGCTTCGAGTGGTGGTGGTTCACCATCATTTTATGTTGAATTATATAAGTGGAATGGAACAACTTTATCTTTAATAGCAAGTAATTCAGCTACTCCAAGATTAATTACAGACGGCACAAATATAGAGGCTTATTTTAGTGCTTTAGCAGTTCCACAAACAACATTATTAGCAACAGATAGATTAGCAGTAAGAATATATGTTACTCATAGCGGTAGAACTATTACACTTCACACAGAAAATAGTCATCTTTGCCAAGTTATAACAACATTTTCAACTGGTTTAACTGCATTAAACGGACTGACTGCACAAGTACAAAATTTATCAGTAGGAACAAGTGGAACTGATTTTGCAATTAGTTCAGCTACTGATACACATACTTTTAATTTACCAACTGCAAGTGCATCAAATAGAGGTGCATTAAGTTCAACAGATTGGAGTACTTTTAATAATAAACAAAATGTAGTTAGTGGAGTTAGTGATACAGAAATAGGATATTTAGACGGGGTGACAAGTGCTATTCAAACGCAATTAAATGCAAGATGTCAAAGTTTATATAATTTAACTTCACAAATAACACATACTGGAACAACTGCTAAAACGCTTTTGTTAACTTATTTTATTCCGGCTAATACTTTTACAAATGGTGATTTTTTAATTTTTAGTGCTATAGTTACAAAGGTGGCAAATATTTCAAGTACTACTCACACTATTGAAATTAATACAACAAATACTTTAACTGGTGCAACTATTATTTCAACTGGTGCTTTAAACACTGTAAATTCTTCTATGAAGTTTAAAAGAGAAATTGCTTTAAATGGTGGGAATGGTTATGTAGTTAATGTAAGTAATAACGCAACAAACGACCAATCTCAAAATTCTACGACGGGTAATCTTACATTCACATACAATTTAGCTGCTGATTTATATTTATTTGTGACTTGTCAATTATCAAATGCAACAGATAGTATAACATATAGAGGATTATCTATAACAAAAAATTAATATGAAAACAATAATAGAAATAGCAACAAATCAAGTTGTAGGAGCTACTTACTCAAATGAATGTTTAGAAACTGAAATATTAATCGATGAACTTTTGCAAGTTGAAATGGTTAAACCATATTTTAACTTTGATACAAGAGAATTTTACGAAGGTGCAACACAAGAAGAAATTGACCAAGCATTTAGAGACAAAACTCCGACAGAAAGTCAACTATGGAGAGTTAGAACTATTTTAAATTTAATGAATTTAATACCTACTATTGAGAGTGCATTAGACCAATTAGAAGAACCAACAAAAACTGCTGCTAAAAATGTATGGAACTATGGCACAACAATAGAAAGATACTCGCAAACTGTTTTATTTATTCAATCAGTTACACAAATGACTGATGACCAAGTAGATTTAATTTTTCAACAAGCTGAAGCTATACAAATATGAGCAAAGAAACTTTAGATAGATTACTAAACAAATGGATAAGCAGAAAGCTATTAGTATTTTTTGTGGCTTGTGTAGGTTTATTTTTTAGTAATATAACATCCGGAGACTGGGTAATTGTTGCGACTGCTTATATAGGCATTCAAGGATTTACAGACATAGTGGCTAAAATAAAAACATAATAATGAATAATGCACACGACATAAAACTTTTACTTGTAAATGGTTTTTTAATTAGTTTCAGCTTTTCAAACGTAGAATTAGGATTGAAGATTTTTTCTTTATTATTAGCTATTGGATATACCACAAGAAGATGGTGGTTAATGGAAAAAAATAAAAAAAATGAAGCTGAATAAAGAAGGATATAACCTTATAAAATTATTTGAAGGATTAAGCCTTAAACCATATTTATGTAGCGCAAAAGTGCCAACGATTGGATATGGGAATACCTTTTATGAGAATAATAAAAAAGTTTTAATGTCAGATCCGCCAATTACTAAACAACGTGCAGAGGAGTTACTACAATTAAACGCTGATAGGTTTGCTCGTAAAGTCATGAATTTAGTTAAAAAACCAATTACTCAAAATCAATTTAACGCTTTAACATCCTTTGCCTACAATTTAGGATCGGGAGCTTTGGCTTCTTCTACTTTATTAAAAAAGGTAAATGTAAATCCAAACGATTTGACTATTAGAAATGAATTTATGCGATGGAATAAAGCCAATGGAGTTGCATTGAAAGGCTTAACTAATCGAAGAATAAAAGAAGCTGATTTATATTTCACTCCTTAAAGTATTGTTATTCAATACTTTTTTTGTAGGTTTGAATAACCAAATTAAAAACTTATGAGCATAAAAGGCAATCAAAACGCTGCTACTTATAAAAAAGATATTGTTTTATCTTTTATAAATCAGTTCCCAAACGCAACTACAATGGCCATTTCTCGATTAATTTATGATAAACATAAATTAGATTTTACTTCCCTTGATGGAGTAAGAACAAACGTAAGAAGATATAGAGGTGAAAATGGTAAAAATAGTTCTCCTATTTCAATAATCGGAGAACGTACTGAAACCCAAAAAAAACAATCTATGAGCAGAGTAATTGACTTACCTAACAGCGATTATGAAAAGTGCGAATCCTTTATAATTCCAAAAGGACAAAACAATATTTTAATCTTAAGCGATATTCATTTTCCATATCAGGACAATAAAGCACTTGAATTGGCAATTAATTACGGACTTGAAAACAAAGTCAATACAATATATTTAAATGGTGATAT